GCCAACATTTTTAAAAACACAATTAGCAAAAGTACCCGGCGTACTCAATCGTTTGATTTCTTTACAGCAAGTCGTGGGTGGTGGTTGGCTCATTATGTGTGCTGGTGGTGATCCATATTTAATGGCTTATGCGGTTTATCAAGGGCTATTTGATATCAATCAGTTATTACCTTCTCAGTTAAAAGTCACTGGTATCACGAATGCCAACCCCGGCGTGATGACAACCGATTTAACGCATGGGTATTCCACAGGTCAAGTCATCAATGTGACGGGTGTAACGGGAATGACAGGAATCAATAACACGCCGCTGACGGTGACAGTTATCACACCCAACAGTTTTAGCATTGGCAAAAACACAACGTCATCCGGTACTTACGTTTCAGGCGGTATCGTTACGCCAAATCTAAGAAATCAATTAGTAAGCATCAATGATTTCCCTGACGTGTATTCCATTCCTTTGGTGATTCCATTCTTTCAATTTACAACCGTTGCCATTACTTGGAACACGATTGCAACCAATGTTGTATCAGCATCAGCCATAGCATCGCTGGCTGGACAACCGATTGTGAATTATGTGAATTCGATTGCTGTAGGCCAACCGCTCAACATTTTTGAATTACAAACAGTTTTTCTAGCATCTATATCAACTTTGGTGCAGCCTAGCCAAATCAGCGTAATCAATATTATTGTGACTGTGAATGGTATTGAACTTTCGCCTTTGGCTGGTACTGGCTTGATTTATGGTGATCCACAGTCATACTTTGAAACGACTTTGGGTCAAGTTTCGGTGACGCAACAATAATGGCTACCACGAACGTCACGCGCCAGACGATCATCCCGTCCTACCCTTACGTTCAATATAACGATGATGCGAACATTGTGGCATTCTTCCAAGCCTACAATATTGTGGCTCAAGAATACCTTAATGCCTTCAATGCCTTAAACCTACCTGTTTACACCAATCCGGTCATCATCAACTATTTGCTGGATTGGGTGGGCGCGGGATTGTATGGTAATCCTAGGCCGACTTTATCGGTCGGTAACTTGGTTGGGGCAGGAACATATAATTCTGATGATTATAATATTGATACTTATAATCGCTTTAACCAAGTTAGTATCGGTCAATATTTTGAAACCAGTGATGATGTTTACAAGCGGATATTGACGTGGAATTTATATAAAGGCGATGGCAAGCAATTCAATATTGCTTGGTTGAAACGGCGTTGTATGCGGTGGTTGATTGGGCCGAATGGGGCGGCTCCATTTTTGACTGAAACCTATCCGGTATCGGTTGAGTTTGATACCGCAGAACATCCCGGCAAAGATGTTGTCACAATTAAAATCTATCTTACTCAAACCGTTGTTGTTGCAGAGCAGGGAGATTATGATTTCCCCGAATACAATACTAGCGTTTACAATAACACCAATACAACAACCCGACAAACTGAATACGGATTTTTGCCTATAGTGGCATACCAGCTTCGAGAAGCAATTGATAGTAATGCGGTGAATTTGCCATTTGGGTACACATTTTTTGTAGACGTAGAGGCTTAATATGACAGTTCTTTTGGCATCCAATCAAGGTACGACAACATTGGGCGCACCGCTATTATCATCCGGTACTGTCATCACCGTGGCTGTGGATACGGGTGGTGTATTTCCTAGTCCTGCTGCCGGACAAGGCTTTACCGTAACATTGTCTGATGCAGCTACATCATTGATTCGTGAAATCTGTTTATGCACGGCAAGAACGAATAATCAATTAACTGTTTTACGCGCACAAGAAGGCACAATTGCTCGAAATTGGGCAACGGGCGACATTGTATCGAATCTTATTACTTCTTCTTTGGTGAATAACTATACCGTGCAACCAGACACCTTACAGAATTCCAAATTTACTTACGCTGCTGCTACTGGAACGCCAGATGCGATTTTAGTCACGATTACCAGTATGTTGACTGCAATTGGCGATGGCATGGCATTCAGTTTTAGAGCGATCTTTGCAAATACAACCAATACACCTACGTTGCAATTAACACTAGGCAGTACTCAACAAAGTGCAATCACTATTGTGAAGATGGACAATCAAGCCTTGTTGACGGGTGACATTCAACCCGACATGATTTGCAACATGGTTTATAACGATCAATATTCAAAGTGGGTTCTGTTAAACCCTATCAATAGTGCTGCCGGAGGATCATTCTAATGGCTGTCATTATTGCTGCAAACAATGCGTCCACAACGATTGCTAACTCAATCAGTTCGACCAATACAACGATTACTTTGGCTACGGGAACGGGTGCGGCATTTCCTTTGCCTACTGGCGATCAAGCATTTAAGTTATCTTTAACCGATGCAACTACTCGCTTGCAGCATGAGATCACGTTATGTACTTCACGCACAGGCGATGTATGTACAGTGCTTCGCGGTCAGGAAGGCACGACTGCTCAGGCATGGTCGGCGGGTTCGATTGCTGCTAACTTACCCACTGCCGGTACGATTGCCAGCACGGTTCAAGTAGACCAATTACAGCAAAACGTCTATCAATTTGGCGTAGCGACCGGAACAGCAGACATCATCACATTAACTTTGCCATCTAGTTTGACTGCATTAAACGATGGAATGATGATCACGTTTAAGTCTACGGCGAGCAACTCGGTCAACAATCCTACGCTTACATTAACTTTAGGAACCACGGTTCTTGGCCCGTATGGAATTGTGAAGGGCGCAAATGTGACACTGGCAACCGGAGATATTCCGGGTGCCTATGGTGATGTGCAGATGATTTTTAATAGTACTTTTGGAGCATGGGTATTATTAAATCCAACAACTAGCCCGGCTTCTACTACGATCACACAGCCAACAGGCTCGGTGATTATGTGGACGAATGTTACACCGCCTTCGGGATGGTTGTTATGTAATGGTCAGGCTGTATCGCGTACCAGTTATTCTGGCTTATTTGCGATATTAGGAATTAGCTTTGGTTCTGGAGATGGCTCGACAACATTTAATGTGCCGAATTTCCAAAACTTGATGCCGATTGGTGCGGGTGCGGTATATGGATTAGCGGCAAGTGGTGGATCAATTACGACTACACTGACCACACCTAACCTACCCTCGCACAATCATAGTGCGGTATCAACATCTACTTCCACATCTAATTCGATATCAAATTCGACTGCAACTTCTAATTCTGTTTCCACTAGCAGCCCAACTGGTTCAGCAATTTCTTCTTCCGTTGCCACGCCAACTGGATCGGCGGTATCAACATCAACATCCACGACCACAGGTACAGCGGTATCTACTTCAACCAGCAATACTACTGGAAATGCAACTGCTGTCTCGACTTCTACCTTCACGGGTAATGCGCTTGGAGTGCATACGCACAGTGCGGTAGATAGTGGACACATTCACAATATTCCATATCGACCTAATACAAGTAGTTCTGGTGGTGGTGGATTCGATGTGGGTTATCCACAACCAACAAGTTTTAACACAGCAACAGGTTTTGCAAATGTCACCATTGGAAGCACGTCTGCTGGTACGCCATCTGGATCGGTAACGACCAACACGGCAGTTACTTTGGTTGGACTAGGAACTACAACCAGTACCAATACTGCATTGACGTTGAACACCAGTACTAACACTTCAACATCATTAACGCTTAGTACTCCTGTTTCAACTACTACCACATTGACGTTGAGTGTGCCTGTATCCACAACAACGACTACATCGGTGAATACCACTACTGCGACAACAACAGGAACAATTACTGATACGAGCATTGGTAACACTGGATCAGGCTCGGCGTTTAATACAATCAGCCCCTATTTGGCTGTTTATTTCATTATCAGGACTTAATATTATGCACGAAGACTTACACTTTGATCACGATGGCATCGACTTAGTAAAAATGGCTGAAGGCTGCAAGTTGACTGCGTATCAGTGTCCAGCTGGTATTTGGACAATTGGCTATGGCAGCACAGGCGGTGATGTTGTGGAAGGATTGTCGATTACTGCGGCACAGGCTGAAGCAAGATTGTTACACGATGTACGTCACGCTGAAGATTGCGTGAAAGCGTTTGTCAAAGTTGAAATAAATCAACATCAATATGATGCTTTGGTAGACTTCTGTTTTAATGTGGGCGGTGGAAACTTTGCGCAGTCTACTTTGCTAAAAAAGGTCAATGCAAATAAGTTTGACGAAGTTGAACAAGAGTTTTTGCGTTGGGATAAAGCGGGTGGACGTGTATTAAAAGGATTACATGATCGCCGTGTCAAAGAAGCAGAACTATTCAATGAGAAAGAAGATGGACACACAAACGCTGATTAACGCTGGCTTTGGAATAGCGGGTTTCTTTGGTGGCTGGATACTCAATAATCTGTCATCTTCAATCATTAAGATTGAGGATAAACTGTCTGCTATGCCAGACAAATATATAAATAAAGAAGACTATCAGCGCGACATCAATAGAATTTTAATGAAGTTGGATCAAATTTTTGAAAAATTGGATGCTAAAGCGGATAAGCCATAATGGATACCGTTGAACTTCTTGCAAAAATTTGGCCTATGGTGATTGGTTTTATTACTTTGGTTATCGTATTGGCAAAAATGGATGTAAGAATTGGCATGATTGAAGATAAGGTTAAAACCCTTTTTGATCTTTGGAATAAAAGGAACTAACATGGCTGATTGGATTGATACTATTGCAAAACTGGCTCCAACGGTCGCAAGCGCATTATCTTCACCAGTGGCTGGTATGGCAATCAGCGGATTGGAATCGGCTTTGGGTATGTCAGGTGATGACGTACAAAAAATGGTTGAATCCAATAAGATGACCGCCGAACAGGTTGCTGCAATTCAATTAGCTGAAATCAATCTCAAGGCAAAGGCACAGGAATTGGGTTTGGACTTCGCTAAGTTAAGCAATGATGATCGTGCGTCTGCGCGAGATATGCAGAAAAACGTCAAATCATGGGTTCCCCCTTTTCTCGCAGTTGCGGTTACTGTTGGATTCTTCGGAATATTGGTAGGCCTGATGTTGGGTAAAATCAATCAGGCTACTGAAGTGGATATTATGTTGGGTAGTTTGGGTACTGCATGGACAGGAATTGTAGCCTTTTATTTTGGTAGCTCTGCTGGATCGCAAGCAAAAGATGAAGCGATCCACGCAAAGATGAATCAAGTAAATTAGTTTCCCTCCAGATCGTCTAGCTCTTTCCTCGGCAGACGATCCTTTCCCCCTCTCTTAGAGGGGGTCTTTTTCTCTATTATTTCACCGCAGCGCAAGCATTCCAAATCTCCGTCTGGATCGCGCCACCAGATATGCGCTTTGCCGTCAAAGCACAACTGATCTTCAGCCACTTTTAACTACCCTCATAACACGTTGATTACGACCGGATTTACCCTTGCGAAGTTCACCAGTAAATTCAATTAAACCTTTTTCGGACAATGCCTTGTAACGTGCTGTGACGCTGCTGTAGGGCAATCCATCGAGCGCATGAAGGACATCATCGCTAATGCAACCAAGCCGACCAAATGCAGCGATTGTTCCTAGTACTAATTGTTCTAAGTTGCTGGTGTCCACTGAATGTGCTGCTACCTTAGACGTGTCCGGGCTACTGGCGCGAACCAATTTATGAGGATCAGTACCAAATATTTTATCAAACACGTTTTTATCAAACAGGTTCGTCTGAATCATTGGGTTTTTCTCCGATTTGATGAACTTGTTCGATTTTTCGGGCAAATGAAATATAGCCTACGCTGGCTTTCCACAAATCATGCAGTTGATTGGGGGTAAGTGGCTGCTTCTTCTGCGATTCTAATATAAGATCGGCGAAAACACCGTAATTACTATATGACTTTTCCCACAGTTCCTTGATTTCTGCGGAAGGTCGTTTTAATGCACTCACTGTAATCTCCCATTGCTGTTTAATGCTTCCAATAACATTCTAATTGCACGATCACATTGTTTGGCTTCGGTGTCATCACCGTCCACTTTATATGGCATGGTAACGCTGCCATCGGTGTTGCTGGCATAAAACGTCACGTCTTGAAGTGCATCTAGTGCAGCTATCATGGCTTCGCGTGTCATTTTCCTAATACCTCATATAATTTCTGGCGGTAGTGTCTGGCCTTGTCGTAGTCCGTTTTTGCTTCGCCCTTTACACCAGCTCTCATGGAATATTTAATGATGTTGCCTTTCAAAAAGCCGATGAATTCCTCTTTGGTTAAAAGGCACTCCATCACCTCCCACGGCTGCATCCCCATGTCTTTGTAATGCGTACCGCCATATTGAATTTGATCCGCTTTCATTTCTGTGCCTCAAAGTGTCGCCACAAACCATACTTTTCCACATAGCCTTGCCAGTTCAGCCCTGTTTTTAAACAGAGCGGCAGCATGGAAAACAGTGGCATCAGTTTAGCCAGTTCGTAAGGCGTAATGTCTTGCTGTGGATTGAATACCCAAAACACGCCACGCTCATCGGACAGCTTAATGCTGCCCATGCTGGGTGCTTCGGTTTCGGGTCGCGCAAATATTTTACGAAAACCGATAAACATTTACCTTCTCCAAGATGGATAGCAATTAACCTGTACAGGTACTTGTACGCTGCCATTGGAGTATTGTTGGTTCATATATTCGATGCTGGGTCGCATATTGGCATCCAGACAATTATGCGTTTGTTGAATAACTTGATCTTGCGTCATGGCCTGTAAACCGTTATATCCGCGAATAAACGCGTTCTCTTTTTGATACATAGGTGTTTGTGAACAGGCTGCGAGTGCGAGTGCTGCAAAAGCGATGAAGGTGGTTTTCATGGCTATTTCCTTTTAATTAAAATGAGGCTGCTTCTACTGGTCGATAATCAAAGCCGATGGCTTTCCATTTCTTGATGATTGCTGCTGATGGCTCAACGTATAAACCAATCATCGGTTCAGGCAGCTTCGAGCCGGGTTCACCGGGCAAGATCACCAAATAACCAACTAATTTTGGTGCTTCCTGCACTGGTTCAGCAGTAGCCATGTCTTGGATATCATTTTCGTTTAGCATCTATTTCTCCGTATTTAATGTGATGTCGGCGCAGTAGACCAGTTAAATGTGCAATGTGGCTGGTGTAATCTATCTGGTCGTTCTGCATTGTTGCTAATTCGTGTTGCAATTGGTCTATCTGTGTTTCCGTTTTTTGGTAGTAGAAAACTCCACTACCGATGGCGAGTATTGCGATGATAACGCTGGTAAATTGCATTCTTCCTCCTTCACTTTGCTAGGTGGAATCCAACCATATTTAGCCCACGTCTTACTGACATCTGTTTTTGCTGCTGGGGTGTATGGCATTCCATCCAATAACCGTTGAGTAAGTTTTTGCATGACTTATCCTTCATTTTCTTAAAAACTTAACAATACGCTTAGTAGAATCCAAAGGGCAAACAGTGTGACGATGGCTAAAATCACTTGCAGTACAATCGGCATTTCGTATTGTTTATCAATCATCGCGATTACTCGCATTCAATTGATCCACGATACGCCCGTCAATTTGCTCGGTGATCGCTGCAAAAAATGTGCTGCCCAGCGTGACGGGGCCAGCCTCAAACGCGGGCAATAAATCAGTGGATTCGAGAACATATTCGATAATGCTTTCCCACTCTTCCCGCGCTATTTTGCGAGACAACTTGCGGTATTCATAATCCGAAATGCAATCTATTGGATCATAATCATCGGGTGGTGTTAGATTGTCATAATGACTTTGGGCTTCAGACAGCGTGGTGGTACGCATAATGAATCTCCTTATTTGATTTTAGATAATGCTTCTTTCAACATGAACCGTATTTGATGACTGACCGAGCGTTCTTGCTGTTCAGCCAGTAGTTTTAACTTATCCAACATTTGTTTATCAACACGAACGGTAAACCACTGTTCACCATCCGCATTTAATTTGTCTGTCTGCTTTGGCATTAGACCTCCTTAATATATGCGTGGGATTTGGTGTTGTCAATCAATTTATATCTCACGCGCAGTACTGTTAAAATATCCTTTAGAATCAATGACTTGCTCAGAACGGTATATCGTCCTCAAAACCTTCCATTGCATCACGTTTAGGTTTTGCAGCAGCAGTACGTTTGGGTGCGGGTGCTTCTTCAGGTGCATCGCGCTTGGTCAATTCGATGCTGGTGATGCGTCCTGCCAGTTTGCTGCCGGATGAGCCGTCCTTCTTTTCGTAAGTTTCAACGTGCAGATCATCGAGCGTCACGCATACTGTGCTGCCCTTGGTTAGATAGGGCTGCAATGCTTCCGCTAATTTGCCCCATAATGCGCCGTCTACCCACTGGCTAGGCTTAAATCCATCTTCGCCCTTCCGACCGTAGTTGTAGGCCAGAGACAGGCTCAATACTGCGTCATCGTTTTTGGTGTAACGGATTTCTGGTTCGTTACCAATTCGTGCTAGTCCGATCAATTGCATTTGTGTTCTCCTTAAAGTTTAATCGCGTAATTGCGTAGTTGTGCTTCCATTTCATCTACTTCATACAGAAACTGTCTGATAGCAGTATCCAGCTTGCTGATATATTCGTTATCACGCTCAACTCGAACGATGAACAATTGAGCGTTGGCTGGCATCCGAGGATCGTATGAACAAAAATATCCATAAGGCGCGTTCATCAGCCAAATCTGGCCCTGCACTTGCGGTTTATGTTGATCAGGTAAACCGCCTTCCAGCATCCATTCAACGTGAGTGGATGTTTCCGGGCATTTGATTTCCAAAATAGCCGTGCCTTCATCGGTTTGGATGATGCGATCAGGTGATACGCCACACATAATATTTGGATGTTTAACAAAGCCGATTTCATCTAGCAGTAGGCCAGTGTGAATACTGAATTGCTCGGCTGCTTCATCTTCGTGATCTGTTCCCCACTGCATCGCTGCATTGACAAAGAATGTTGTAGCGTTACCTGTAATACGCTCGGCAACCAGTTGAATTTTGTACTTCTTGCGGTACGCTGATTCGCCGGTCTTAGTGGTTGCCATAACGTCTTTGAACTTGCTACCAGTAGCGCGGCCT